GGCAAGGAAGCGGAAGTAAAAATCTACCGGACGCCGGTAGCTCGTCTGTATTTTGGTTTTCAGCAGGCGGTAGGCGTACCCGTCAGAATTTTCCACCTTGACCTTGCGCCCGTTGAAATAATAATTTCCCTCCTCATCTGAAGAAAACGATACCTCTTCCTTTGCCGGACGCTCGTCGGCAACGACCCGGAAGAAGTCCCCCAGGGAGCGGCAATCCTGGTATTCAACCGGAATCGTGTCGCCCTCTCGCAGTTTCACGTCCAGCTTGTCAAGCAGTGTCTTGATGGCGGGCGTGTAGATATTTTTGGATTGGAAGCATCTTGTGTCCCGCCAGTATTTCTCGAAAAGAGAACCGGTTTCAAGGAGCAGTGACAGGGTTTCACGCGCTGTCCGCGGCTTACCGGCCAGATACGGGATATATTCGGTCGCCAGTATGGAAAGCGACAGGTATTCCTCCGGTGCGAGGTCGGCCTTCTGGTGCAAGTTGCAGTGCCGTCCGACCAGTCCGTCGATATCGGTTTCCTGCAATGCGTCGTCCGTCCATGCGAGGGTCCCTTCCGAACGGCAGGCGGGACATTTGTCCGCACCGTGCGGCAGGAGCATCACTTTGCCGCAATCGGAGCAGGTGACAAAATCACCACTGATTGCATATACGTCTACTGTCATTATTTTCTCCATCCCTTAATCCTCCACGTAAGGCCATTCAAGGTGGCAGCCGTTGCATACAGCCACGCCCTCGTCACTAAGAATGTCAATATCGGTGCCCCCGCATTCGGGGCATACCGGTGCCTTTTTCTTGTCCGTTCGTTGACCAGCCGCTTCTTCCATCAGAAGCAGCGGTACCCAGTATGCCGATGTTCCGAAATCCCGTATCCCGTTTTCATCCTGTATGGGGTCACAGCCCTTCGTCCCCATGTATTTCTGGGAGTCCGGCCAGCATACGGCCCGGTAACACTTGTCCCGCTCGGGAGATTTGCCGGTATGGCGGACATAGTCTTCCTCGGACACGTAAAGCGCCCCGTTGTCCCCGCTTTCCCATGCCGGGTAACCGGTTCCTTCCTCTTCGAAAGGGGCGCTGTCCTCGGGGAATTCCACGAGCACATACAGTTTGTCATCCCATGCCAGGGGACACTCGTCGCAGTGGAACCGGCTTTCGTGAATATCATAACGGATATTTTCCGAATTGCATTTCGGGCAGACAATGTCTTTTGTTTTTACTTTCGGGAAACCCAGGATTTCTCCGGCGATAATTTCCATGCTGGGCCAGAACAACTGCTCATGATAATCGTCCGCCATCTTTTTCGCCAGGTTCTGCATGTCGTTATCGCTGATCTTTTTCACATCGAAACCTTTCCCTTCCAGGTCATCGCGATGGACGGACGTGATGGGGAAATCCCCGGCGTTCAGCTCCCGGATAAATTGTTTTTCCTCTTCTGTCGGTTCGGGTAAGTTGTTGAAATATTCCCTGAGCCGTTGATAAAGTTCTCTTACCATAATATTGTTTTTGTGTTTAATCTAATACCCACCTGTCGAGGACCAGTAGTTCCGGTCCATGATTTTTTCAAGTTCGAGGTCGGAATGTTCTTTCCAGAGGTCGAAGTCGTCAAGCAGCTCCGTTCCGTCCTCTAGGGAAAGCACCGTATCCTCATTGTCCGACAGATAGTCTTGTATGTCATATCCGGACGGATAACGGTTTTCCCGGATGATTTCTTCTGCAGTTTCCTTGTCCATTTGGCTGTCATTTTTCAGTTTGCCGGTATTGTGACCGGATTCATTTGTTTCGTCTTTTCCCTGTAAAACCTGTCGATAGCAAGGAAGTAGTCCTCCGCATCCCAATCAGTGCCCGCATGTTCAGTCTCGAATTCCTCCGCCCACCGGATGATCTCGGCATTGACGGCACGGGAATCCATATCTTCCCATAGATTGTCCGCTCCGGCATTGTAGGCAAGGTCCACGACTGCCTCCTGCAACTTGTTGTAGCCGTTACACTCCCTGCTGTTGGAACGCAGCCATAAGTCCACGTCGACGGCATCCTCTTCCGTTGTCCCGTTATGCAGGCACAGGCACTGTCCGTTGCCGTCATGGCATACGAGGACCGGCCGTTTGGTGTCGGGACATATCCGTACCAGCAGTTCATTGGGGGCAAGTGTTTCGGTGTCACGCCCATTGAGCATTGTAGAAAGCGCCTGGTTGACCAGACTTAGGATTCCCAATTCCTCCTTTGCTCCGGACGGCTTGGAAACCAACAGGTTCTGTATGCGTTTAAGAAGATTGTAAACCATGAGTCAATAATTGTTATGTTCTTTCCAGATTTTACGTTTCCCATCATAACTTTTATTTTTCCACCATATTCCACAGACGTCAACGAATGCTTGATAGCCATCTTCCGGAAAAATTCCACTTGTTTCCGGTATTGTGGGATTCTCTTGTTTCATGTTGCTTGTTTTTTATCTGTAATTGAACAATTTCCGGTTTGTCGCCCGTTGCGTGGCGGTCACCATATTCTTATGTCATAGTCCTTGAAACACTCTTCCAGCTCTTTGAGGCCTTCCAGGCTGTGCAGCCCTTCCCGGGAGCTTATCTCTATGTTCACGGACATGCCGTAATCCTCTTTTACTTTCACTTCCGAGTCCGGGAATACCTCCCTGACCGCTTCCGCTATGCGGATGCTTTCTGTTTCGTTCTTAACGATGTTGAGTATCATATGTCTTTCTTTTTCTTATGCAGTACAGTATCTATTCGGTTCTGCGGGTGTTACTTTGGGCTTGTTGTTTCATAAATTCCCAGGCTCTCGTTTTTCCGTTTCCGGTACCTTTCCCTGATACTGCCGATATTGTCGATGAAGGACCGGTAGTCCTCCATTTTACCGCAGTACATGCTGAACGGGCGTTCTCCGTAAAAGACCGCTCCCGTGCAAAGCGTGAATCCCAATGGTGTCAGCAGGGATTCAATCTTCTTATATTCCTCGTTGGATTTTCTTATCCGCTCCAACAGTTCGGGTCTTGTTTTATTCATTGCGGTATTTATTTGTCCGATTCTGTCCTGTTTTTACTACGCCGGTAAACCGGGCATCGTGTCCGGTATTTGCATTCGCCCCGGGCGGCATTGAGATGTTCTCCATGCCACTCGTCCCATTCCTTCACGCCGTCTGCTGTCAAAAAGGTTATCAGTTTCATACAGCAGAAACCGCGTTCCTCACGTTTCCGGTCATGAAGGTTGGCCAGTCCGTTGTCTTTGGGTTTCATACAGGCTTGCTGTTACAGGTTATTTTCTGCTATAATCCGTCCTGCCAGCTTATCGGCAAGTATCCGTACCGGCTTGTCTTTGGATTTTTCCGCAGTGGCAAGCAGACGGTTGATATACCAGAAGTCCAACAGACGGAGATTCTGGAGTTTGAGGCTATTGTACCTGTTATAAGCTGTAAGTTCCTCGTCCGTGTTCTCAGGTATGCAATTCATATCAAGAATTTCCCCGCAATATGGACAGCTCGGGATATTGTAATAGTCCGCATCGCAACTGATGGCAAACTGTTCATCCCCGTTGCCATCCACAGCAACAAATTCCACGGCGGCGGGGCGCGAACGCTGGTATTCCAGAGCGAACGGCCGAAGGAAATCCGCGCATTTCTTGTCCCGTTTGTTACAGGCTGTGCGTTTCCGACGTTTAAAATAATCTGCCATTTTACGGCAGGCTTGTCTGAAAAACTTCTTCATTGGCATATCATTAACCATTAAAACCATGAGACATGCACATAGGCATCGCTCTGGTCACTGTCATTGATCAGGGAGTCAAGTATTTCTATAAACTTCTCCCTGTCCATTCCGGAATTCTCCAGTTCCGCACTGAATTTTCCTGCGTGTTCCCGGAACACCCCGTCACGCTCCGCAATATGCAGGCGCAATTCCTGCAAGCCGGAACGTCTCAGCACGAACTCGTCCGTACAGATGTCCTCTGCCGAGTTGTCGACATCGAACATTCGCAGAATACGGTAAAGCGCATCCTGCCCGGTACTTCCGCTCATTCCCGGGCGCTTGTATTCGATTTGCCAAAGTTTGGCTACATGTAGTTTTTTGGCCATTATCTTTTCGTTTTTCGGATTTGTTGTCTTATGCGTTGCAGCATCGCTTCGATACCGCGGACGCTCACCTCGTTCTCTTTCAGTCTGTAATAGTAGGCGTTCGCCTCGCTGTAGTCTTCCCATGCCTTGCGCAATCTGCATTCCTTGGCGTCACGGACTTGTTCATGGGACAAGTCGTAACCGATGAACTCGTCCATGAAGTAGGACATGGCAGGTCCGTCCCTCCTGTATCGGGTCTCCACCGCGGTGCTGCCGATGTCCCCGCACCGCTTGCCGAGCGTCCGGAGCACCTCGCTGATATGCCGGTCATGGTACTCGTAACCGAAGAAATGGGTGTGTCCGTAATATATCCGCTGTACTTTCCTCGCGTAATATTCGTACCACCGGGCGTCGCATTTGGTGTGCTGCTGGGTGACCCGGCAGATGGCGTATTTCTCGCCGACCCATGTGAAGCACGCCAACGTCTCGCTTGCCAACGTCTTATGCAGGCAATACTGCCAGCTGCCTTCCCCGGTTTTGTCAAGCGGCAGGAAAGACTGTTTCAGAATCCACTCCCTGAACCCCTTCCGTGTCACTCCCGGATAGTTGCCGACAATCTTCCTCCATTCCCCGGTGTAGGTGTCTTCCAACGTAGCGAAACTTTTCGCGTAACGTCTGCGGTTGTTGCTGTCCCGCGTGATTTCCCGCCAGCTTTGGTCGCACACCGTTATAACGATGTGGTCACTGATCGCGTAATCGCGTTCGCAATAGTTAAATTGGACGTTACACAGCCAGTACCAGCAATTCTCACCGTAGGTATCGCGGCAGACGTAGCGTCTTGGTTTGCCTTCGGGTGTCTGTAGTTGCCAGACTTCCATACGCTCTTCGTGTCTGATATGGTTCAAGCGTACCCTGATGCCTTTATTTTCCTGCTTTACTTCCATGGTAGTCGGTATCATTCTTCCACAAGGCTTTTCTCGTAATCGGGAAAAGTGTCCGGCGCGAGCAGCGCGAGCCGTTCCCTGTCGAACAGGTAGGCGTGCATCGTGACGAATCCGTTCTGGATATCGGGTATGACATGGGAGCGGCAGGCGATGCCGTTCCGGGTGAGAAACTCGCCCATTCCCTCGTTCTCGCTGTACTCCTTGACGAAGGCATAATACGGGGGAAGGGGGCGCATGTTTACCGTCACGTCGGTGAAGGATCCCCATGATGTCCCGTTGTCATTCTCCGGTGAGAGAAGTCCCACGTAGAGGTTTCCGGGAGAATCGTAGGAAAATACTTCCAGCCGTACCGGAATGCCGTCAAGGTATGTCCTGTTTACATACCGCAGTTGCCCGGCGGGAGGGGTTTCCCATCCGGGAAGATCGAAACAGCAGCTGCCTTCCATGATTTGCTCGCCGTCAACCCTGACCGTGCTCCCGTCATTATGTGCGAGTACGAACGTGGGACAGTCGCCGATGCGGCAGTTCTTCTCCTTCAGTGTCAGGGGATTGTCCATGTCCTTCCCGTGAAGACAGGTACAGTGGATGGTGCTCCCGGGTTCCAACAGGCACAGCTCGTCAAGAAGCTGGAAGGGAGACCGGATTACCCTGGCGGCGTTTTTTTTATTCTCCTTTTCGAGAAGGCGGTAGATCTCTTCAAGGTCATATTCGTTGTCTATCGGTTGCCCGTACTCCGTATCCACGATGACCACACCGGTATTGGCCAGGTGGCATTCCGCTATTGTCTTGTCATAATCGCTCCATTCAGGATTGATTTCTGTTACCGTATTGAATTCAAGTCCGTATGATGTTCTCATTATATATGTTTTTTATATTGTAGTTATACTTTTGAATTGTATTTTTAGTTATTGTGACTGGTTTTCCTGTTCTGTGGGATACCGTTCTCATTCTTTTCCAGCCAATGATAATAGGCGAGCGCCTCATCATAATCTTCCCGTGCCTTTCGTAACCTGCATTCCTTGGCGTCACGGACTTGTTCATGGGACAGGTCGTAACCGATAATCTCATCCATGAAATAGGAAACCGTGCGCCCGTAGTAGTGGTCCGTGCGGGTTTCCACCACAGTACGGAAGATGTCGTCACACCGCCTGCCGAGTGTTCCGATTACGTCGCTGATATGTCGGTCATGGAACTCGTATCCGAAAAAACGGACGTAACTTTCGTGTTCCTGCCGGTTTGTCTTTCCCGCGTAATACTCGTACCACCGTGCATCGCACTTGGTGTGCCGACGGGTGACCTTGAAGATTGCGTACTCTTCACCGATCCATGTAAAACGCGAGAGTATCTCGCTTACCTCTTCCTCACAGTAGCAATCCCGCCAGTTCAGTTCCTCGGTCTGGCTGAGCGGAAGGAATGACTGTTTGGTAATCCACTGCCCGAAGCCTTTGCGTGTGACATGCGGAAGCCCTTTCACGACCTTGTCCCATGCCTCGTTGCACGCCTCGTCCAATGAAGGGAAACTTTCGGGAAAGCGTCCCCTGTCCATTCCGTCACGCAGTACCTCGTTCCATTCCTTGTCACATATGACAAGGATGAGGTCCGTCCTTACGTGGCAGTCCCTCTCGCAATATCCGTAGGGGGCATCGCAGAGCGTGTACCACTCCTTCGGACCATAACCGTCATCACGTCCCAGATAGCGCCCGGGCTTGCCTTCCTCCGTCTGTACTTCCCAGACTTCCGTGCAGTTTCCGCGATCTATATGATGCAGGCGTACCTTAATTTCCTTATAATCTTGTTTTTCTTCCATATCAATCATTTTTTCTATTTTATGCTGCCTTGTCCAGTCCGTCGATGATATGCCTGCATTCGGCTTCCATCTCTTTCAGACTGTCTGTTCCGTAGAATCCCCAACAGCTGTCCAGTTCATTGGAGTCGTCATCCTCCGGTGTTATGCAATATCCGAAGACCTCTCCGGTGTAGTAGTCGTCAAGGGTTTTGATTTCACCTTGCAGGTATTCCTCGATCCGCTTCCTGCGTTCCACGGTGATGTTCTTCCATCCGTATTCCCGACGCACCTTGTCCAACGGTACCGCGATGATGCCGAAAAATCCGGAATCCCACGGGCAGCTGAACGGCGAGGTGGATACCGTAGTGCCGCTATGCTCGTAGAGATAGACCGGCAGGGCGATATACTCCTTCAGGAACGATCCCTGGAAATTTCCGATGCGCCCGTCAAAAACCTTGTCGATATCAAAGTGCTCATCGAACTCCTTCTCCGGGCGGTAGCGACGGTGTGCCGTGTAGAGCGTACCGAGGTTGTCGAACATTTTTCGCGGGCTTCCGGCATCGTCATCATAGTAGATGTTGATGTGGTATCCGTTATATTTGATTTGATTATACAGGTTCATCCGCTTGTTTTTTAAGTTCCACTCTTTGTCCATTTACTTTTGCAACCAGTGTGTCCACGCTCTCCACGGGGGCGCAGACATTGTTCATGCCGTTGATCTCACCGAGCGTACCCGGAGCGAAGCGGCGTGTGACTTCCCCGGTGTCATAACTGAGGACACCGCCGTCGAACGTGAAAGTCAGGCCGACGGTCCCGCCGTCTGGTGTTTTCCCGTAAACGGAACATGCTGCTCTCAGCCCATGGGTGTACAGGTTTTCGGCACTCCATGCCACCTCCGGGGTGAGGCGTGCCACTTCCCGCATGAGGGGAGCCACGATTTCCTTCGTCCAGTACGGCCTTCCGATACGTTTCTGTTGTTCTGACAGCCTGATGATCCGCTTTTCATGCCAGGCAATTTTCCGGCGGGCCGCATCAATCCTTCCTTGCAGCTCATCCCGTTGCTGCCTGTACCTGTCTATCTTGTGCAGATAGTCCGCAGTGTATTTTCTAACCATGTCCGTTTCCATTTCAAGTCCTGTTACAGAGTTGTACAAATTGTTCCGTAATCTCGTCCCGCTCAAATTCGTCGCAGTTCAGGTCGAAGAATATGCCTGAAGCCGCAAGCATGTCACGGGCTTCCCCATAGGTGATGTCATTCCTGTACCGGTATCTCTCCACCATGTCCTGATGTTCGGCTTCCGCCCGGTCATGCAGTCTCTTTTTATACTGCCTGTACCATGTGGGAAACTGTTCCCTGGAAACCATATGTTCCAGCTGCAAGTCCCGGTATCTGCCCGGTGCCAGCAGGATATGCCTGTCAATGTAGGACTTCGCCTCGGCTATGATCCCCTCCCTGGTGAAGGGACGGTGGGAACGTGCCGTGAAATCTACCCATCCTTTGTGCAGGGGATGCTCGATTTCGAACTGCACACCCTGCCGCCTGACGTGTACCACGATATAGGCGGTCCGGTGGGGGAACATATCGTCCTTGAGGCTCACTTCCCGGCAGGTCAGCGGGTCAATATGGATGTAGTGGTCCTGCCTTGCACCCCCGAGGAACCTTTCAAGCTGCCGCATTGACTGGCAGTAGATGAATGTCCCTACGCGGCACTGGCCGCGGCGGATGTCGCCGTAATAGTATTTTCTTGCCTTTGCCCCGGTGATGCGGGACTCGTCCGATGCCTCGAAATAGCTCCGGTAGGTGTTGTCCCTACGACAGAAGTCGTAGATTTCCTGAAAGGTTCTTGTTCTCATGCTGGTGTCTTTTTTAGTTTTTCCGTTTTTCGTCCGGGGGAAATTCCCCCGTCCTGTAAAATGTCTCTCCGAGACGGTCCGCCTGTTCCGCCAGGCCTCTCTTCCTGACAGCCGACACGGCATTGCGTGCGGCCTTTTCGTACATGCCCAGCAGTACCGGCTCGGGCAGGCGTTTCGTCCGCCACACCTCCTGTGCGGTGGCGAGCATCTCCACCTCGCAGCCCAGACGGGCGGCTGTGAGGATAATGACGGCATTGCCGATAAAGTTCGGTATGCGTTCTTCCAGTTCTTTGCCTTTCATTGTTCCGTTCCTTTAATCCGTTTCGAACTCGTCTTCATAGACCTCGATCTCCTTACCGCTTTCGCAGATGCGTACCAGCCATGTGTATTGGAGCCGTTCCAGCAGCTCTATACGGCGATAGCCCTTGTAGGGCACTTTCAGCGTTGCAATGTCTCCCGGTTTCATGTCAGGCGGGTATTTCAAACTGGACCTGGAAATGGAACTCGCTTATCAGGCTGCGGATGTACGGAACTGATTTCGGATCTTCCCCGTAAGGATAGAAGATGGTCCGGCAGCGCGTCAGGCATCGGATACCCTGTTTTCGTAGCCGGTACAGCAGGTAAGCCCTGCGTCGTAGTTGTTTCTTGCTCATCGTATAAAGGATTATGTCGTTTTGATTAGAATAGTGGTGTGGTCGTCAAACGGGGGCATCTCTTTACGTTTTCGATGTAATGCCTCCATTGAAAGATGCTCATCTTGTGTTAACAGGGATGAGCATCATTTTAGTGGAGGGAGTACTGGTTTATTCTGACCCGCCACACCGTGCCGCCTACCGGACGGACCGGGTTGGCGGCCTACTTCTTACGCCATGCCGCCATCTTCTTTTTGATGTTGATATTGTTGTCCGCCAGCATCTTTTTCAGGACCGCCAGCAACCGCCATCCTTCTCCGTCCCTGTACGCTTCCGCCTTGGCCGAGAGGAACGCCAGTGACTGATGCTTGTCTAGCCTGCGTCCTGAGTCGTCAATGGCCGTGCAGTCGTGGAAGCGGATCAGGTTCTGCATGGTAAAGAATGCCCCGGCTCCCTTATAGGCGTCCATCCATGCCTTGCTTTGAGGTGTGTCCCATGGCAGCCGGATACGGTGCTCATTGAACTGTCTGACCGCATTGTAAAGCTGTGTGGCGTCCGTCGCGTGTCTGATGTGGGTTATTGCGATGGAAAGCGGATAGTACAGTTTGGATTGCAGGTCCACCACGAAAATGTTGCGGCCGTGCACACGCTTGTAGGGAACTCCCTTGCATTTTTTTGTTTTCAGGTTGCCCACGTGTTTTTTCAGCGCGCTGACATAGTCTTCCGCGATGGACAGGACCACATTACGGTTGAACCAGCGGTTCCTCTCGGTAAAACCCGTAATGTCCTTGTACTCCATCTTCATCTGGGCGTGCAGCTCGTTCAGGAGCATTTTCCACTGGTAGTCATAGCCTTTCCTGTGGATCATCTCGGTCACCCCTGCCGGCTCTTTCCGGCGGTGATGCGTATATGACATCATGTGGAACATCTGCGCCATGACCCACCGGCGGAAGAGGCGGTTGTTGGGAACGGTACCCTGTGCCATGATGCTGCCGAATATCGGGTCGTTGTCCTCTAGGATGGTAAGTTTCCCGTCCTTGTTGGAGGCGACGTACTCGCCGCCCTCGGCTCCCTGCATGGCGAACAGGCAGCTCACGTCCACGCCGGCATCGCGGAGCGCCTCGATACGTTCCCGCGCCCCTTTGGGAAGTCCGGTGGGGGGATTATGACCGGCCATCGCCGGATAGACGGTGTCCAGATCCGAACCCTTGCCGATGACAGTGCCCGTAGCGGTAAATTCCTTGTCCGCGATGGCGAATTCCGTGCCGCATCCGGGGCACAGGACTTTTGTCTCTTGTTTCTTTCTGCTCATTGTGAATTTGTTAATAGTTGATTACTTCCGGGTTCCACCCATTCTCTGAGTATCACCAGGTCCTTGTCTTTTTCGCTTTGCCAGAACCATCTGCCCATCGTTTCGGGATTCCATGTGAACCCGCCCATAATCCGGCAGAGGATATAGAACTCCAGCTCGAATTGGGCGATATCCCGGTACTGCCCGTATAGCATGTCCCCGTCCTCGAGGTCACTTTCGGGCAATGCCATGAAATACCGGCGGGACTTGCTCTGGCTGCGCTCCGATGGTATTGAATGTTTATAGCGGCGGTACAGCTCCTCCACATCCGTGAAAAAATCCCCGCAGCCGTACTCCGGCAACCACGGAGCGCCATCATGCCTGCCGTTCCGTATCATGTGTCTCCCGTTTACTTTTAAACTTCTGGACCGGAAATCAATCCGGAAATTTGCGCCGTTCTCTATGGCGGTGACGGTTTCTCGGTAAATATCTTCCATTTTCTCACCTGTTTACAATTAATGGCACTCAAACCCCTGACGCGTATCTTTATAGTCCTGATAAATACAGTATGACTTCGGTCCTGAACCAGGTAGTAGCCTGGCTCAGGACCAAGCTTGAATACTGTATCTTGAATTTGGGTTCCTCGTGCATATGCGGTCGCGTTACCTTCTGTTCAGGGGGGCTCATCCGGACGGCACATCCCTTTAAAAACCTGATACGGGCTGCGAGTACGGCTGGACCCTGTGTCATCTGTCGTGTTAGCAGGAGATGACAAAGGTTCCAGCCGTGTAAATCGCGGCTCTGTTGAAATCCCGGCCTTGCCCCTTTGTCCTGTGCTGTTTTTTTTGCGGTTCCCGGAATGCCGGCACGTTCCTTTACAGGTCCGATGTCTGCTGTGGCGGAAGCCGGAATGGCGCCGTCGTATAACGTTAGGGATACGACGGCGCGATACGGGCTTATCGGGGACAGCAGGCTGAATCCATTCCCCCGAACCGCACGTTCCCGTGCTGGAAAAGACTGAAAGTTCTCATAATACCGGCACATGGCTTTACGCTTCTGATGTATCCCGCGTATGGGTCTTCTGCGGAGTCCGAAGGCGGTGGTCAGCCGCCTTCAGACTCGGAAAGAAGACGTCAGCGCGCGGGATGCCCAAACCTATTCCTTGAACTTTCCCGGTGTGCTCCGGTAACGGGTGCGGGACAGACGGCACATGACTTTAATTTCCCGATACATTACAGGCGCAGCCAGAATCAAGGTGGGATTAACCGGCTGTTAGACCGGTTAATTCCTATATGGATTCTGGTTATAAGCCTGTAACGTTGAATAACCTGTCCGTTCACCCGTTCTGCCGTGTGCCCGGCATGCCCTATAATGATGCCACCAGCGTGTTGTACACCGCCCGGCTCGTCAACAGGGCGTTACGCATGCATCCTATGGTCAGGTAGCCCGGAATGATTCCCGGGGACTTGTCCCGGTTCGCCTTCACGTTGCGTCCTTTGCCCCGGACAATGCAGCCGTCCTGCCCGGTACTGACATATCCCAGACCGCCTACCTTCCGCTTGCCCGTACTTACGGCCCGGAGGCAGTCCATCACGAACTTGTTCAGTTCGTCAAGGTCCCTGCGGACATTGCATACCGGAAGTACCTGGGTCGCCCAGCTGAACTCCCCGTTGCCCTTATACAGGTAGCGGTTGACGGCATTTACCGCTTTTGCCAGAGTCGTGCGGGGATTACGGACCGTGCGATACTCAATCTCTTTCTGGAAGGTCTTGATACGGCTTGCCGAAGGGGAGATCATGTCCCCCTTGATGCTGAACCCGAGAAACTTAAACCAGCGGTCGGACATCAGGTATTCCACCTTCTTCGGGTTGAGCTTCATGCTTTTCTCGCCGAGCCTTTGTTCCAGCACTTGCATTGCTTTCCCGTAGTCTTTCCCGATGAACAACATGTCATCCGAGTATCGGACGTAGTAGCCTGTCATTCCTGAGAGTTCCTCGTCGAGATCATGGAGCAGCACGTCGGCCAGCCAGCTTGCCACGGGACAGCCCTGTTTGAGGGACTGGTACTTGGCTTGAAGGCGGTTGTCTTCATCGAAGTAAAGATCGTTGTGGTAGTACTTCCTGAGCACGTCAATTAAGGAGGAGCGTCCGTGTCTGGCCTCGACCTTGTCGAACGCCTCGTCAATGTACCGTATCGGCACACTATCGAAATATTTGCTCAGATCCGACTTCCAGCCCAGAATGCCGCCGCCTCTCGTTTCCGCTATCCGGCGGCTGGCCTCGGTGACTACGCTGCCACAGCCGATACCGCTCTGGTAGGACTTGCACGAGGGGTGTACCATATCCGGCATGAGTTCAAAGAGCAGGTCGTTGGCAATGCCCAGCACTACCCGGTCGACGGGCTCGTTGATGTATACCGTACGGAACTCGCCGTTCTCCTTCGGTATCTGTGCGGTATGCGGGGGAGCGATTTCGTACTTCCCCCGTATCATGGCATCGGCCATGGCCATACGGGTATGCTCGTCGGTCAGCCGGATAAGCTGGTCTTTCCGGATGTCTTTCAGCACGCCTTTCTCAATGGCCTTTTTCCACCGGCCGATGTCGAAGAACATCTGTAATATCTTGTCTGACATGGTTCGTATGTTTTTTGTTATTTTTCCTGACAATACCGTTCAAAGTGTTGGAGGTTATAACTTTCTGTCTGCAGGTTCTCCCAGCAGTCCCGGATAAACTCCTCCCGTACCTCAGCTTTTGCCTGCGGGAATTCTTCCTCCAGCATTCTTCGGGCAAATTCTTTCCAGTCCCCGTTTTCTGCCAGTTCCTCGCGGATTTCAGGCAACAGCCGTTCGTATTCTTCTACCGTTTCGCACAAGGACAGCAGGTCGTCATTTGAGAGGAACTCTTCCGCGTCGTGGATTTTTCCGGTCTCGTCGGTAGGGATGAGGATTTTTCCTTCCGCAGTCAGCTCTACCGATACGGCACTGCTGCAGGCTGCAAAACCGTACTTGTCGTATATGGTCACCGAACAGGGATAGAATCCCTTCCTGTCCAGCAGGTCACCGGCCGGATCACCCGTCGGAAGGATGAAGCGGACTTTCCGCCCATATTTTTGCCCAAGGTATTCCTTGAGCAGGCACATAAGTTTTTCACGGGTAGCGGCCATATATTCTTTGCCGGCGTCTTTTTCCTTGACAAGTTCCGGCAGGATGTCGTCCGGCATGGGAATGCCGGTATCCGATATGCCGTTTTCTTGCGTTTTACTCGGTTCTTTTTTCATTTTCAATTGTCTTTATCTGTGTATATCGTATCATTTTCCTGTCTCACCCCCTTTCTACAAATGCGGTGAGGCCTTCTTGCGGGAGAAGGAACTCCTTTTCCTGTTCACAGTAATAATAAATACCTTCGTCGATCCTTTCTGCGGCCTTTGAAACGGGCGCGCCGCTCCTGCGTCCGATGAGCTTCCTCTGCAATGCGGTGACCGATACGGCTGTTTCCATTTCCTGTTCCGTCCCCCGGAACAGTGTCAGCTTCCTTATGGGGTACTCCTTTCCCTGCCACTCAATGACGTCGAGCAGGCTTCCCTCTTCGGGATATACCCTGCAGAATGCAGCGTGCACGCTTGCCGACGCCCTGCTGCAGAACAGGCATATCTGTTCTCCCAGGCCCAGATTGCCGTTCCTGATTATCACTTCGAGCAGGTCCGTACCTGCCCCGTTGTCCGCCGCTTGTGTGAGTGCCTCCCAGTATCCCCTGCCGAAGTGGCTTACGAAGGGCACGAGCTGCGAGGCCCTGACCGTCTTTTCCGACCCGTATCCCGATTGCAGCGCCTCTATTCCGGCGGATACCAGCTGTACCCTTGTGTCGCCCTGTACGGGAGGATATACGGGGCAGCACACCTGCATGGTTTCCATCAGGTTTTCGCTTTCGTTGTACCAGCGTACCTGTTCCCCGAATCTTATGAAATCATATCTGTCCATTTTTCTTTGTTTTCATTGTCCTGTTGTTTACAATTCTTCCGGTTCTCCATCGTTGATACTCCGGTAGAAACGGTCCCCGTCCGCCCATTTCTTGGCGGCGATAGCCAGTTCGAACGCTTCCTCTATGGAAAGTCCGTCGGCAGGCATGGAAAGCAGCATTTCCCCCATGCATACGTCGCTGTCCCGGTATTCTTCCTTTAGCTTTTCGAGTGTCATCTTGCCTTTGCCATCTTGTTTCTTCTCATGTTCTTCCTCCCAGTAACCGTAATCTGAACTGTCACCGGGGTGGGCGCCGAAGGAATGTCCTTCCAGGGAGTAGGCATCGAGCGTGTCAAACAGCGATTCCAGCAGCCCGGCTGCCTCGTCACTGTCCCACCATTCAGCATCCTTGTCATCCATGGCATGGGCGGGGACGGCATTCATCATCTGCACGTACTCCGGTGTGTCGCGGATAACATCCATGAACGCCGGAATCAGGTCTTGTGGGCGCATCGTGCCATGGGAGACGCTCTCTCCCGGATTGGCATGAATACGGTTTTGTGTCCTCTCGTCTATGAACATGCCCTTTTAGATGAATGGAAGTCCGGTATCCTGTAACATGGGGGCCAGCATCCGGCACATTTCGTAAGAAGCCTCATTGCGTCCGTCGATACGGCGCGGGTCACGCTCCGCCATGGCGAGAATACCGGCTTTTACAGTTCGGAAGAATGTCTGTTCCAGTGTCTTGTGGAAATAAGGAAGAGCCTGGGCGAAACGTTCGGACTTGAATCCCAAATCGTTCATGGCGTATTCCAGCTGTTTGGCCGCCTTGTACTCGCGGCTGTTCTCCAGGCTTTCCGGAATATCACCGAACTGTGCGGCCCAGAGCTGGCGTTCCAGTTCGATGACGGCCACCGAAAGCAACAGCTTGATGGCTTCCGGGTTGCCGATACCGTGTTTCTGCCCGTCAGCGGTATGGAACTCGATCAGGTTTACACTGTTATTCTCTTGTAATTCTTTGTAGCATGCGAGGGTCTTGCTGAGCGCTTTTGCTTTCTCTTTATCCATAATTTTATCTGATTTGATTGTTATTGCACACAAGTACGTCCCCAACGATGAAGTCTTTCGACGCCGGGTGATGAGCACGGAATATCCTGCTCGCTTCAAGATTGAGGGACAGAGGGATAAGTTTGCCTTCCTCGTTGACGACCATTGTCGTGCTCCCGTCCAGTTCCACCAGTTCGATGTAGCCGCCGACAATCGCCTGCATCTCCTCCAGCGTGAAGTCTGAGCCATTGGCTGGCTGCACGGGTTGGCGTGTTCCGTCCGTTTTGATGATTTCTGTCATAGTTGCTTTGAAATTTTAAGATTCATGACTCGCCAGTATATCCAAAATCTGTTGCAAAGGGAATTTTTCAGTATAGAATCGCTCGTCGGTATGTTTGCCGTACGCCCGGTATCTGGCTTCCCCGTTTGCAAATACCGCCAAGATATGGCTGACCAGCACATTGTCCGGCGGAACCAACCTTTCCAGTTCCGTTTCGGTCAGTTCCACGAAGCACCAGTTATTGTCTTCCGG